GACCCCAGAAACGACCAGGAACCGTATCATCCTGATAGGCGATAACAGGACGATCCTTCATCATGTACGGGTTTTCTTCAGCCTTGAGCAGCAGACTGTCGTTCGCAATGACGATAATCGCTTCTACAAGGTTAGAATACCTGTCCCCAGGAGAATCCTCAGGGAATAATTCTTCAAATTCTGCTTCTTCGTTCTCAGACAAGTACTCACGAGGCACCAAACCGTAGTAAGTTACCAGACGAACCTTGTCATCTTGGTACTGTTTCGGGTCTTGGGTGGGCTCTAAGTCCACATCTTCGCTGTCAGGCTGGATGTCTACCTTGCGATAGATGCCTGCTTCGATGCCTTCAACGATCTTGTGCAGAGAAACATACTTCTCAATTGCCACGCCCATAGCATCATCAATGCTGTCAGCGTTGGGATCAATCAAGAAGTTCTTAGGATTGACTGGTTTTAGCTTAACTGCAACTCGTTCAGTCTCATTGACACCGATTGCAGCAGCTTGAGCCACACCAGGAATGGGCTGAGTAGCCGGAACATACTCAGTTTCACTCTTAACAACGATTTCACCGATGCCGGTGCCATAGATTTCTGCCATCAGTTCGATCTGATCAACAGATTTCTTGATCTTGTCCTTCTTGAAATCCTCCATCAACTGTAGTCGGAGGGCTTCAATGTCCATCGGATTACCGTCTACATCACGGATGTCATCGTCAATGTCAAAGAATTCACCATTGCCGAAGATAGCTTCCATGATTTCAGCATGGCGAGTCTCTACGGATTGTTGGGCGGCTGGAGAGATGATGCGAGAGCGTTCCGAATCGCGCTGTCGATCATTTGAATCCCAAATCCCACGAAAGATACGCTCATACTCTAACCACTTATCCATGTAGTTAGCATCACGATGATCCCGCCAGCGAGTGATGTGATCAGAAATCCAAGAGACAAGTTCCTTGTCGTTCTCGGAAGGCTCATCCATCTCAGTATTGTGGTATTCTTCCATTACATTTCCTCGATAGAATCGTCTAAGGCATCGTCATCAACTTCTACTTTAGAAGAAGTAATCGGCCCTCCGACAAGCCAAGCACTGCAAGTACGATCAGCAGCACACTTGAAGTCAAACAGTTCGCAGTATCCCAGATTGGCAGCTTTCATTACATCTTCTGCATAACCTTCTTCTTTATCAATTCCATACTTGATACAAGCAAGCATCTCGGGAGTCTGAATGAAAGCAGCGCAGTTACCGCAGCGCATGGTCTTGGCTTCTGACTCAGGGCAATTCCAGATAATTGACTTCCGAGTCCAAAACGGTTTTGACGGCTCACCAGGATTTGCTGGGCCGTAGCCATAGCTGGTGAAAGCAATGGTTCTGTTCTTTAGGTTGACGTGCAGATCTCGCGTCGGAAGCGGACATTTGTGTCCTTCTTCTTCCTCCAGCTCTACATCACGGAGCATTGACCTAGTTGCCATGTCACGCCTTTGATTTGTTCATCAGTCCACGCTTGCGCTTGGCACGATCCTGCTCTGACAGCGCGATGGCAATTGCTTGGTCACGGCTCGTCACCTTTTGGCCTGAGCTCGACTTCAGATTGCCTTCCTTGTACTCACCCATCACTTTCTTCACTTTGTCCATCATGCGTCCTTCATTAACGGTCTTGATGTTCTGCGCGATACAGCGGCCAGTCGCGCACCTTTGCGCTCGCCAACTTCGCGCTGATAGCCTGTTTGCAGCTGTTGCTTCTGTTGCTCAAATTTTCCTGTGTCAAATTCAGGAAGTTGCGGAGCTGTCGGAGCAGATGGTGCTTCAGGAGCTTTTTCAGTAAATGTCGGAACCGGGCCGCGCTCTCTCGGCTTGTACAACTCAAAAGTTATTTTTCCTTGTGGCGTAGTGATTCGTTTTGCTGAGTAGCCTTCAGGCAATTCATGCAAGAAATAATCCCTGCCATTGATGTTTGCATACGCTGTTGATGCGTTTCCTTTTTGTATAAGCCTTACGTTCTTGTCTCCAGGGACGACAAGATCTTGACCTCCGACATCGGACTCATACTGAGAAAGCCTGCTGTTGAAATCGTCAAGACGCTGCCTATATGCAGCTGCTGCAGATTCGTACTGAGGCATTTGCACTTCTTTGTATTGCTT